ACGGACTCGCCAGCGTGTAGGGTCGGCGCCGCGAAGAGTAAGGGTAAGTTGAGGGTCGTGACAATGCAAAGTGCTAGTATGAAGCGTCAGCTTCGTCCTGTGCACGAGCAAGCGTACGATCACGTCTCAAGGAAACCTTGGCTCGTTCGGGGCTCCGTCGAACCCCACCATTTTGAGTCTCTCCGAACCGCCCTTGGCAAAGGGCACGACTTCATCTCTGGCGATTACGAGGAGTCTACCAACAACCTAAATTTAGATGCCGTTCTGGCGGTGGTTGAGGTTCTCTCCGAGTCGTTGCCTTCTCATTTGGGGAAGCTTTTCGTTAGTAGCTTCCGGGACTGTGTGGTTGAGGAGTTGAGGGAGGAGGGTGTCGACAAGTTGCTCAAGCTTTCTGTTGAGCCCGTTACAAGGGGTAGTATGATGGGAAATCTCGGGTCTTTCGTGGTTCTGTGCTTACTTAATAAAGTATGCTTTGACCGCGCTAAGCACCTCGCAGGTTATTCACGCCACCATCCCTCTCTTATTAACGGAGACGACATCCTCTTCCCTGGTTGTTCTGGTCTTTACCACGCGTGGCTTTTCTGCACAGCAGAAGTTGGCTTCGTGATAAATCGAAAAAAGACCATGAGATCAAAAACCTACGGAGACTTAAATTCTCAGACCTACCGTTACGACAGGTCGAGGCTTGTCAAGAAGCTCTGTTTTGGTTTTCTCGCTTCGGATAGTTGGAAACAACCCGAAGGATCTCTTGCAACCCCTCTCTTTGACCTCTGCTCTCAGCTGAAATTTGCATCGGCGGCGCGCTTACTTATAGCGTATCCTATTCGCCGCCTCCTCGCTAGAGCTCTGGTCCCCCTCTCCTCCATTCCGCGGCGGTGGTGGAATTTCCTTATTAAAAAGAATTGGTTCCGTGGCGTCATTGACAGATTCAGTAACCCGGTTACTGAGACGACCGGAGCCGAAAGGAAATTACCATTTGTTCTTGGTCCACCGATTCACTCCAGCCCCTGGGCTGAGAGTAGAATCCGTGAGTTGGACAAGAAATGCACCGCTGACCACGTAGAAGATTGGCTTGGGATACCAGTGGTTCCGTACGATTCAAAGACGAAGCTTGACCGAATGCCAAAGCTCAGGTCGCCTTTTCGTATTCGACGTCAACCACTGGGATGGCGTAGACTGTGGCAGAAGCCCGTGTTGGATTACCTTCAAGATAAACACCCCGATCTTTTTGTCGAAGGTTATCCTTTATGGGTAGATGATCAA